CGCCAAATCATATCAAAGAGTCGAACACGACCGAGGACTACTACCTCGAGGACTTTCTTCTCTATGAATACGGAACCAACAATCAGGTAGGATCGTCGACACTCAACTTCGTTATCGAAACACTAAACGGATCAGGTGTAGCGTTTAGTATACGATACGCGCCTATCATCAGATCCGAGGGTAAGTACGTCGGTGTCAAGGGTCAACTCTCCGAGTCGATCGTGTTGCAGGACTCGTTCTTCTATCAGAAGTATTCATACGAGGTCTTGACGAACTTTCCGATCAATCTTTGGAAGGGCCCGGTCAAGAAGACCGTGTCGCCGGCAGGAACAATACCGTTCGGTAACGCTCGTGTGACCGATCGTCTTGATCTAGGCATCGATCCATCACAGTTTAGTTTCATCACGACTCCGGCGTTGTATGAACTTCAGGACACATCATCGATCGGTGAGTCGGTCGACTCGTTTTCACAGGACTACAACGTCGTGGACGACTTTTACTTTCTGGAGTCGTATGTCGGTACCGAACTCGTTGATCTGGCTCTCACCGTTGGTGTAAATAGTGATTCGGACTCGTTTACGACCGAACAGGTTTAATCATAGGAAGAAATAAGAATGGCTGTAACCGGTCTTGCTAGTAACTTTAGAATTCGTAATGCACGGGACTTTCTTGACTTTGTCGAGGAACCAAACTCGGGTATCTATATCTTTCTGGGACGTACCTCTGAGTGGCCCGACGAAGAAAATCCACCCCCGTCGGTCAATACTCTGAACGAGATTCTTGCGAACTGGAGAGACATGAACGGTATCAAGAAGATCGCACCTCTTGACATCGCGCTGGGTATTCGTGAGTATGTCTGGACGAACGGCACGGTCTATGTTCAGTACGCCGATGACGTGGATCTTACCGATCAACAGTTCTTTGTTCTGACGGATCAACTCAACGTCTATAAGTGTATCTCAAATAACAACGGTGGGCCGTCGACGGTAAGACCGACTCACACCACATCGGACATTCCTCTGCAGTCCGACGGATATAAGTGGCGATATATGTTCTCGACCACATCGTCGGTGCTCAGAAAGTTTATTGTTCCGGGATTCTTTGGTTTTGATCCAAACACCACGTCGTTTCCTCCGACACAACCCGGTACGATCGATAATGTTCGAGTCGATGCTTCGGGTTCGGGATATCCTGCCAACGCGTCGGTCAACACCGACACAGAGATTCCGGTGTTTATCGAGGGTGACGGTGATCAGAACTCATCGGCCACCGCGACGATCAACACAATTCAGGGTGAGATCATATCAATTTCGTCCATCACGTCCGCAGGATCGAACTATCCGTACGCGCCCGAGAGCAATATTCCAGTCGCCCTACGACAGTTCAATGACGGTCTCATTCAGACGGCCTATGGTGTTGCAACGACGAATCCGTCGGGTGGTATCGACTCGATTCAACTTGTGATCAGTGGAGACGGATACACCGACGGTGAGGTCAGCATCGTTCAGTCGTCGTGTCGCGCATACGCAGAGACCGATATCAACGGTGACATCATCAACGCAGACGTTCCTGTCGGAAGATCGGGTGTTAACTTTACTCGTGCCAAGGCAATCGTTGTCGATGTCAATGGTACCGGTGCATCACTCAAACCGATCATCTCGCCACTGGGCGGACACGGATCGGATGCAGCGCAGGAACTTCTGGCGAACTTCGTGTTGATCAATCTGCGACTCTCTGGTCAGGAGGACTTCTTGGGCGATAATGAGTTTCGTCGAGTCGGTGTTCTCGAAGGCCCCGCACAGTTCGGTTCCGAGAGCGGCGGTTCCGAGAGCGACGGTGAGTATCTTGACTTTAACGGAGACGTCGGTGATACGAAGTATCGACTGGTACTCGACTCCGGCGACAACACGATCTTTACGTCCGGTGAACAGATCATCGGCGAGACGTCCGGTGCGGTCGGATACGAAATGAATCTCTATGAGACCGACAAACTTCGTGTTCGTCTTGATAACGAGTACACAGGAGATACCGAGTTCGCGGTCGGTGAGACGATCACCGGTCTGACATCGGGTGCGACCGATGTTATTGCTAGTATCACCGATCCCGACATAGAACCCTATGAAGGCAGAATTTTGTATATAAATAACCGAGAGGTTATTGAAACTGTAAGTCCGCAGCAGATCGAAACGATCACGCTCGTTCTTGAGTACTAAGGAAACGCATACACATGGCCAATATCAATCTGAACCGTGAACCCTACTTCGACGATTACGATGCAAATAAGAAGTTTCATCGTATTCTCTTTCGGCCGGGATTCGCCGTACAGACACGTGAGTTAAATCAGCTTCAGACCATTCTTCAGGAACAGGTTGCGCGGTTCGGCGATCACGTCTTTCAGAACGGTTCTCTCGTTATTCCCGGTGCGGTCAAGGTCAACGGCGATATCGTGCACATTCGTGTTCAGGAAACCGAACTCGTTTCTTCGACAGACGATGTGTACGAGGGTGCCGAGGTAACAAACTCTGCAGGTGTCACCGCGACGATCACGACTCTATCACGTGTCGAGGCAGGTGATCCAGTCACGTTTTATCTGACATACACCTCGGGTGGTTCGTTTGATCGAAACGAAACACTGACCATCACATGGTCGGACGGTAGCGGTACGACCGAAGACGTTACCACCGAGGATGAGACGGACTATACCGGTCAGAGCACGATCGTCTCAGTCGATCGCGGTGTATACTTCATCAACAACGAGTTTGCGATTGTAGAATCCCAGCAGCTCGTCGTCAGTAAGTACACCTCTATTGAAGATATCAGTGGTGAGGTCTCTGTCGGTCTTGTGTCCACTGAAACCATCGTTACACCCGAGCAGGACTCCTCACTCTTTGACAACGCTCAGGGAACGTTCAACGAGACTGCACCCGGTGCCCATCGACTTAAAATAAATCCGATTCTGACAAATCGTGCAGAAATAACGAACCTTGAGAACTACATCGAGATCGCTCGTATCGTCAACGGTGAGGTTGCGCGAGAGGTTCGCGAGAGTGAGTTCGATGTTCTAGGCGATACACTGGCACGTCGCACGTTCGAGGAGTCCGGTGACTACGTCATTAAGAACTTTAACATCGGTATCGAACCTCATCCGTCTGACTCGACCAAACTACGTATTGAGCTTGAGCCGGGCAAGGCGTATGTGCGTGGATATCGAGTCGAGACAACCAATACGACTCGTCTCGACATCGACAAGGCTCGTACGACAGAGGAGTCTGGATCGACTCTGATTCCGTTGCAGCAGGGCGACTACATTCACGCCAAGACGGTGTTCGGTCATCCGGATCTCTTTACCGAGGTTAAACTCTACTCAGACGCGACTCTTTCATTCACGAGTGATGTACCTGACGAGCCTTCCACGCAGATCGGAACGGCTACGGTTCGAGCCGTCTTTTACGATCCGGTTCAAACCGCGATCGAGGGCGAGACGGTCGTTCGTCTTCATATGTTTAACTTCAACTTCAATGGGTCGAATGATGTATCAGATATTGGTACATTCTACTCAGACGAGACGTCACCGGTGTTTGCGGCCGAGGTTGCCGCGGCATCGATAGACAACGGCGATACAACTCTTCAGGAACAGAACGACGACATCGCGATCTACGAACTTCCGTATTCAGACGTCGACACGATCAACGCGTCATCGTTTAACTTCTATAAAAAATATAGTTCGGTGGTATCTGGTACATCGGTGACGATCTCGACACCGGTAAGCGCGGAGCAGTTTCGTGACGAGACAACGGATTTCTTAGTGTACGTTACGAACGTCGTCAGTGGATCGACCGCTGCGGACGTAATCGGTGACATCGGGACTCCTGATAGCGTAACGCTCTCGACCGACAACAAGACCGCGACACTGGATCTTACAAGTCTGGGTGTCAACGATTCCGATGAGGTATCGGTTCAGGCAGTGATGTTTAAGTCACCCGGTACAATTAAGTCTAAATCCCCAGTCATCGGTTCGACTATTACAACAGGATCAACACCGGGATCGACCATCGATCTCGGAAAGGCCGACGTATACGAAGTCACAAACATCACCGATGGTACCACCGACTATACCAACTACTATACTCTCGACACCGGGCAGCGTAACAACTACTATGACATCGCAAAGCTTCGTCTGAAGCCGGGATTCTCTGCACCGACCGTCGCTCTCACAGTTACGTTCAACTACTTCAATCACGGTGCCGGTGACTTCTTTGTTGCCGACTCATATTCCTCGGTCGCATACGAGGAGATTCCTACATACACATCCGAGGCCGGTCGCGACTTCCCTCTTGCAAATGCTATCGACTTCCGACCGATCATCGATTCATCGGGTGACTTCTCGAATACACCGGTCGGTTATTTTCCAGATTCCGAGGCAATTCTTGACTTCGAGTATTATCTGGCAAGACAGGACAAGATCTGTCTGACAAGTCAGGGACAGTTTAAGGTCGTCAAGGGGTCACCGGATCTTGATCCTATCGGCCCACGTGATCTGAGTGATGCGATTACGATCTACAATGTCAGAGCAAATCCATACACGTTCGGCCCCAAGGACGTCGGTGTCACGAGTGTGCGCCATCCGCGATATCGAATGAAGGACATCGCCGAGCTTCAGGATCGTATCGAAAACCTCGAATACTTCACTTCCCTGAGCCTGGTTGAACAGGACGCGATCTCTCGTGAGTTCGTCGATAAGTTTAAGTCGGGTATTCTCGTCGACTCGTTCACAGGTCATCAGGTTGGTAATCCTCGGAAGGATACATATGCCGCAGCGGTCGATCCTGAGAACGGTGAACTTCGTGCGGAGAGTTCAACGAAAGCCATTCCGCTAGTCGACGATGAGACTGGAACGAACTATCAGATGACGGGGTCAGTCATCACGCTCCCATATACCGAAGTACCGTTGATCGATCAGCAGATCGCCTCGCGTCTCGAGCGCATTCAGCCTTTCATCAAGTACTCATGGGAGGGTGATATCGTCCTTGATCCGGCGTCCGACTCATGGGTATCGACGCGTCGCGTTCCCGATACGACTCTTGATGGTGGTACAGAGTTCACCGAAGCGTTTGAAAATAATCAGAACAGTCTGGGTACCGTATGGGGATCGTGGAGAACATTCTGGACGGGCATTCTTCCACAGATAGCGGTACGATTTCGGCGCGAACTTCGAACACGAGTCGGAACACGCATCGTCCGCACCGAAAGCACAGAGATCGAGCGCCTCGGCGATCGTGTCGTTAATCGATCGGCTATTCCGTTTATTCGGTCTCGGGTGATCGAGTTTACTGCCACGGGTCTTAAACCACTTACCGACATCAGTGCTTTCTTTGACGGCGTGGATGTAAGTGAGTTCTGTGCACCGAATGGTGGATCCGTCGGTGACCAACTTACGACAAGTGCAGTCGGATCGATTACCGGCACATTTGAGATTCCTAACGACGACGACAATCGATTCCGCACCGGCACACGGGTGTTTGAACTCAAGGATGCCGAGGAAGACTTCTCGACGATCGGTAGTGCCACGTACAGCGCACAGGGTGTTCTTGAGGATCTCTCCGAGTTCTTTATCGCAACGACCGTTGTAGATGTGGCAACGCGGCAGGTCACTCAGACGGAAAGAACGGGTCGTACTATCGATCCACTTGCACAGTCGTTCCTTAATCCTCTCGAGGGCGGTGGATTCGTTACATCGATCGACGTCTACTTCGGGCCGCAGGCCGCAACAAACACGTTTCCGGTTACCGTGCAGATTCGAGCGATGGACAACGGATTTCCTTCACCCGAGATCGCGCCGTTCGGTTCAATTACTCTTGATGCCGATCAATTGACCGGTTCGACGGATGGATCGGTCGCAACACGATTTAGCTTCCGTTCTCCGGTATTCCTCGAGGAAGGAATCGAGTACTGCTTCGTCATTCTAACCGACTCGGACGAACTTACCGTATGGGAATCCTTGATGGGCGAGGAGGACATTGCCACGGGTCAGCGTATCTCACGTCAGCCGTTCCTTGGTTCTTTGTTTAAGTCACAGAACAACCGCACATGGACACCGGCACAACTCGAGGATCTCAAGTTCCGAATCAATCGTGCTCAGTTCAATACAAGTGTGACAGGACAGGTGGTCTTTGAGAACGCTGTCTCGGCTAACGATTCAGGTACCGAGGCGGATCCTTATCTCGGTCTGCTTCCGCTCGACCCGTTTACGTTCGCTGACGGTTCGACTTATATCGAGGTCAATCATCCGAATCACTCGATGGTCGAGGGCGACACCGTAAGATTCACGGCGACCAACTCCGGTGCACTTGCCGGTATTCCGGAATCAGAGATCTTTGATATCGATCTTACGGTCAGTGTAGGCCCATCGAGTGAGACGATCGAGGTCGATCGCTACTACGTTCAGGTAACGACGAGTGCGGATCGAGACGCGACACTCGGTGGCGGAGCGGTCTTTGGAACTCAGCACGTTGGATTCTCGGTCATTCATCCTGTCGTCGAGGAAATCGACCTTCCCGACACATCGACGTTCTGGGAGTTCAAGGGCACGAGCAAGTTCGGTAAGACCGCCGATAGCGGTTATCGAGACATCGTCATCGGTGACGACAATCGACTCTCGTTTGCACGTACGTCGGTCGAGTCCGGTGACGGCACAGTATCGGTACGAGCGAATCTTGCAAGCTCGGTGGACAACCTGTCGCCGTATATCGATGTAAAACGATTCTCACTTCTGGCGACAGAAAATCGTATCAACAATCGCGAGGACACAAACAACGTTGCCGAAGCAGACGAGGCAACCGCAAGGTACATTACCAAACCTGTCGAACTCGTCAATCCGGCAAATGAATTTCGCATTCTCTTTGATGCGAATCGTCCACCGTCGGCGTCGATCGATGTATACTACAAGGTCGGAGCGGCAGGTAGCGACACGTCATTCGAGGACAACGAATGGGTCAAGGCAACACTGGACGAAGCGGTACCGTCAAACGAGAACTACGGTTCGTTTAACGAGTACGAGTATTCCGAACCACTGTCGAGTGACTTTATCGTATACGCGATCAAGATCGTTATGCGGTCGGACAACGAGGCCCGTGTGCCAAGAATTCGAGATCTACGAGTGATCGCAGTAAAGGATTAACACAGTAATGGCATCGAATCCTAAACACATACCAGTCGAAAATCACAAGGGCTACTCCCGTGATACTCGATCCAAGGCAATCGTTTCTGTCGATCAATCGGGATACGAAGCATTTATTGAAAAGAAACGAGAGAAGCGTGAGATGAAGGATCGTCTGGCACAGGTAGAGGCGTCTCTTGATCGAATCATTGATAAACTCGACAGTCTGGAACACCTGAAAAATGATTAGAGACACGATAGGAATTCGCGGCGTACCGACGATTGAACTGTATGACGGAGATGGTAACCTCAAACAGTCGTTGACCGAGAACAATCTCGTTGTCAAAACGGGTACCAACTACATTCTTCGTAAGGCGTTCGATCAGTTCACGAGTGGTGAACCGACTCTTGAGGTGGTTGCAGTCGGATCGGGTACAACGGCACCGACCGTCGATGACACGAGCCTCGAGAGTCAGTTCGATACATCGACGGTCGATTCTTATTCGTTTACCGCCGACAACGAGATCGTTCTCTTGACCGCGTTTATTCAGGGTGTCGGCACAGGCACGATCAACGAACTTGGTCTGCTCGCAACCGACGGAACACTCATCTCGAGAATCGTCGTTTCGCAGTCGTTTGAAAAGACGGCGACCGACTTTTTGAA